GGGTTCCGTCTCATGCCTGTCTCACATCAGGCCAACTTGAGCAGACAGGTTCCGCAGGCCCTCGAAATGTTGATCTTGGCCACCTCAGGCGGCCGGCTTGCAGCGTCGATCAGCTGCTGTACGTCGTGGCTCGGACCATACCGGCGAACCACTCCGACGAACTCTTCGACGTCATGGCCGCGCATCTCAAGCTTGGGCAGGCCGTCAGCGCCGAATGCTGGGGCGCCGTACTTATCGAGCTTGTGGCCGATGTGGTAGAGCTCGTGCTCGACCAGGGCGCAGAACTCGGCCTCGGTGCACTGGGCGCAGTAGTCGCCGGCCAGGGTGATGAGAAACTCGGGCTCTTCGCCGAACCAGTCGCGAATCTGCTGCTCCTGCCGAGCCTTCTGCCATCCACCTGCGCGGATCATCAGCTGCTCGGCCTGACCAAGCACGCTGCGACCTTTCTTGCTGAAGGATGAGGATGCCCACATGACCCCGATGTTGGCGTCGATGAGGTGGGCGTGCTCTTCGTTGTGGATGCTGCCCGTGGCGGCGAGGATCTCTTGCTGTATCCACTCCCATACTTCGGGCGCTGGGCGCAGCGTGAGGAAGACAGAGTCGAGCAGGCCGGCCGGCGGCATGGGTCTGCTCATAGGTCACCTGGCTACTGAAATGGTGGAGCGTTGCCGGTATTGATGCTTATCCAATCAACGCAACGGCTAACGCTCGAAGGATAGAAGCACAGCAGCTCTTACCACTGGTCTAGGGCATGCAGGCGCTGTATCTGATGCTTGTACTCACATACCAGTTGGTAGGTAGTTCTAGCGGTTCCTGTTGTTTGCGCGGCAACAACACCACAGTCCTTGTTGACGTACTGCTCCCACGCCTCTTGCGCTTTTGGCAACATGGCTGGGACATCTTTCGGAAGCCAGTTCTCGTCCGCGTAACCCTGAGTAGTAGCCACTTTCTGCTGATATTTCTGTGTTACCGCGTCTTTGGCCGTCTGCAGCATCAAATAGGCGCAGCGGTCCGAGCCCCATTTCTTGACCGTGTCCGAACCGTTTAAACACTGCTGCCAGTCGGATTCCAGCTTCGCCGCGAACTGGCGCACCGCCGCGTCCAGTTCTTCCTCACGGCCAACATCAGCATGGGCAGCGCTCATCGCGAGCAATGATCCTATGCAGATCGCTTTAAACAACTTATTCACGCTTCTCACTCCTTGAGATGTCTATTTAGGGATTGCATGGTGCAGCATATGGAACCCGCGCGCCACGAAATTGCGCGCCCTAATTTGTGGCGCGACTATTTGCTTTTGCTGCGCTGGATCTGCGCATCGACCTGGTCAGCGCAGGTGTCGAGCAGGTTGATGGCCCGATCTTTCAGCGCCCAGAGGTCGCCGTTCAGGCGCAGGTCTTCGTCATCGTCCACCCGCTCACACGGGACCATCTCAGGGGGTTCGAGCCTCACCGCCGTTGTCTTTACCGTCACCGGCTGAGGCTTTGCCGCGCAGGCCGTCAGGAAGAGGCTGAGCAGCCCAGTCACGAACAGGCTTGCTGTTGCGTTTGAGGTCTTCAAAGTTCTTCTCCGCCTTACGCGCTTTCGCCTTGCTGGCCTCCAGGCGCATATTGAGGTCCTTGAGATAGTCGGCGTTGCGCTGGGCTTCGGCCCGCAGGGTGGTTATGGTGGCCTGGCTTTCGGCGTTGGCGTCGATGGCCTTCTTCTTCTCGCCTGCTTCGAATGCCACCTCACCGCGCAGGGCGACGACGCGATATTGCTGAATACCAACGAGCAGAATGGCTACCAGGCTGATGAGCAGTGCGGCGGCAATGGCTTTCATGCGGCGTCCACCTTTCTGCCCAGGAAGCGGGTTACCAGCTCACGAATGGCCGTCACGCCGAGGAAGCCGATCGTGCCGCCCGCCGCTACCGATAGGCTGGGCGGCCAGCTCATCCACTCGATCAGGCTGGACGCTACCAGGCTCAGCGACCCACAGATCAGCGACTCGAAAATGATCCGGCGCTTACTGGTTTCTTTCGCGTCGTAGAGGACGCGCAGTAGGGAGACTGTGACGGCCATTATTGCGCCCTGCCATAGCGGGTTCGAAAGGGCCAACCAGATCTGCGCCCACGTGTCCGGGTTCTTGTCAGGCATGGGGATAATCCGGCTTTCGTCCCTTTCGGGGTTGAACGATGACAGCCCCGCTGGGTGCGAGGCCTCGAATGAACAAACAAACATAAGTGTTTACACAGCACATTTATGTTTATATAATGAACCCATCAACACACAACGGAGGGTTGATGAAGTACAGCGAGTTCAGGAGATGGTTGGAGGCCCGAGGGGTCGAGTTTTCGAAGTCAGCCAACGGCAGTCACTTCAAGATTCGCTACAAGGACCGCCAGACGATCTTCCCAAGCCACGGATCCAAGGAGATTGGTGAAGGGCTCAGGAAGGAAATCATCAAGCAACTGGGCCTCAAATGAGGCCCCACCACCCTGAACAGACGTCTAGTCAGCCCCATGAGAGGAAACATGTACGACTACAAAATCGTGGCTCACGAGGAAAACGATCACTTCTGGTCGTCTTGCCCGGACATCCCCGAGGCACACAGCGTTGGCGACAGCCTGGAAGAGCTACTTGCGAATGCGGTAGACGGGCTCACCCTGGCGCTGTCGATCTACGTTGACCAGAAGCGGGCGATTCCACCTGCCACCGAAGCCGGCGATCACATCGTCCGGCTTTCTGGCGTCACGGTCGCAAAAATTGCCCTCTGGAATGAATTGGTCCGCGCCGGCAAGACCCGGGCTGATCTCGCCTTGATGCTGGGTGTATCACCTACCGCGGCCGGGCGCCTGGTCGACTTCGAGCACACTTCGAAACTCGAAAGCCTGGAAGAAGCTCTGGCGAAGTTCGGGCTTCGACTCCAGGTGATACCTACCGCGATGCAGGCTGCTTGATCGCGCACCCAAGGGGGCGGCACTCTCACCGGCCCTCTTGATGGCCTAATCGGGCGATAGAAAACCCGGCACTTGGCCTCGCTCATGAATGGGTGCGGATGATCTGCGCTGAAGCCGTGTTAGGGTGCCTGTGATCAGCAGGGGACGGGCCTTTAAGCAGCGTTGCGACCTCTTCACCTTTCGCTCCGGCCGCCCTGCCCCTCTCATACTGCACTTACAGCGTCATCTGCATGACCGAAAAAGCCCAGCGCTAGGCTGGGCTCGGAGGATTTAGTTGGAAGGCTGTCTACTGTGATGCCAGTAGAGGTACAGCAACCCCAGTGGCGCGATGAAGATCGCCAAGAACCAGCACATGAACATCGTTATCACTTTGATAAACAGCATCAGTAGCGCATTCACGAAGAATATGTTGCGGCCCATGATGAAGCCCACCACGCTCTCGTACACAAATCGAGAATAGGGATAGAGCAAGGTACTCACCACCGAAATGGCTACCGTTGCGAAATCAATACCTAGTGGAGCTCGTGATTTCATGTATATGAAAAAAGCCGCAAACAGCGCGCCGAAGAATAACTGCCGAGCGTAGTAGCTCGGGGTTAGCCCCCCAAAAGTCATTGCCAAAAACTGTCGCATAAGATCCATCTCAAGGTTCAAGGGGCGCAAATTCTACCAGTCTGGCCCCACCTCAAGTAAATCCCTAAAACGAAGAAGCCCGGCTCTATGGCTGGGCTTTTTGGGGATGTTTGCCGAAGGCAAAACTCTAACAATGGACAAATAGTGCCATCACGCGTGCGGGAACGCAATAGGCCCTCAAGCGGCCTCCTTCATTTCATAGATTGCGGCTGCAACCGGCGACAGAGCGCGCTTGTCGATGTCCTCGCAAACCTCGAAGCAGATCTGCACGAACGGCTCCCAGTCGCGGGCCCAGGCGCAGGACGGCAGGGTCACGCCGTACACGTCGTCAATCCAGCGCTTGAACCACTCTGGGCTGGCGAACGGGTCTTGTGCCGAAGACTGGCCGCCCTGGTGCATGCGGCGGTACCGGAACATCACACCCTTGGCTACGTACTCGCAGCGCTCGCGCTTGGCCGCTGTCATCCGACCGGACCTGGCCATGGCCATGCTGAAGATCACCTCCTCGGCCACCTCGCGGTCATCTTCTCGACAGGCTGGGGCGTACAAGAAGTTGCCAAAGGCGCGGAGACTGCCAGGAAGCTTGAAGATTGCCGCCTGCACACCGCCGGCCAAAGCCTGGTGCACAGCATGACTCGCTTTCCGTTGCTTCTCCGTGGTCTGAACCATGGTGCCCAGCAGGCCCAGCTGCTCGATGAATACGCCTTGGCTGTCCCACGGGATGTACAGGCAGTCGTGCCATGCCTGACGCGCGCTGTTCAGTTGCATGGGCCGCCCTCCTCGCGCTTGCGCCGCGCCTTGACCACCATGCCCCGCACGATGCAGTAGCCAGCGATGACGAAGATGCCCAGAGCCAGCAGCTGGGCGCTGTCGATTGGTGTCCAGTTCATGCTGCCTCTCCCTTCTGTGCCTCGATACGGACGCGCACAGCGCCGCCCTTGATCGTTTCCTTGCTCACCCTGATCTGGGTGGCGAACACGTGGTCGTCGATGCCCAGGGCATCTGCCAGGCCGTCACGGCCCGCCTTGAACATCGCCAGCAGGTTGTCGTCGTCGCGCCGGCGCCGATCGGGCGGCACGAACTCGATCATGAGCAGCGCGTCGCCCTCTGGTGCCTGGATGCCCGCTTGCCTGGCCAGGAGAAAACAGGCGTAGCGATAGGTCTTCGCCGCCTTGCTCTTCCTGGACCAGTGCACCCGGGCGTTCGGGCTGCATACGGCCGGCGGCCACGGCAGCGTCACGTCAGTCATGCAGCCCCCTTGATGGTCAGAATGCCGGCCCGAATCAGGGCCTCATGAGTCTCAGCGATGGCCCGGGGCATGTCAGACCAGTCCACCTCTCCTTTTCCGCGGCCGTCGAGCACGTCGTGGCAGGCGCTGCAGGCGTAGACCGCCACGGTGTCGAAGCCCTTCATGCCCATGCCCTTCTGCCCGCACGGGAGGTGGGCCAGCACGGTGGTCTCCGGGTTGAAGTTGCAGGCGCCAGGGATGCGCACGGTGCAATCCTGGCCGCGGGCGCTCTCGCGCACCCTCTTGGATACGATCCTCATGCCGCCTCCTCGCTCAGCAGGTCGCCGAAGAACACACCCTTGCGGCTGAACTCTTCAACGATGCGGTCGGTGTACTGGCAGCCCTGGGCCCGGTCGAACAGCCGGGTGACTGGGAAACCGTCCGGCCCGAACATGGCGCACGGCCCCATCAGGCGCAGCTTCACGTCGTAATCCAGGTGGATGAACGACTCAGCCCAGCCGGTGCGGAACTCGGCGCAGCCCGCGCGCATGATCGGAACGCCCAGGTGCAGCTTGCAGTAACGACGCACGTCCTCGATGTCGCCCATCTCGGTGCTCTTGGCGATGCGCTCGTACATCGCGAACCACAGGGCGTTCTGGTCCAGGGTGCGGTCCTTGCCCGGGCGCATGCTGACCACGACGAACTTCTTGTCGCGGAACAGACGTGTCAGCATGGTGATGGCCTCGGAAAGCTTGGCCTGGCTGTTGACGCTGATCTTCTCGGTCATGGAGCCACCTTCAGGCCTTGGGCCTCGATTACAGACCGGCACTCACCAAGGGCGTGGTTGTAGGCGTCTTGGGCTGCCTCCTCCTTCGACGTACTGGTCCTGCAGGTGTCCTCGGACGGCAGCTCCACCACCACGGCCTCGCGGGAGGCCTGCCAGGCCCACCACAACATTTCGATCCAGTACTCGTCGTACATGCCCTGCTCACGACGGTGGAGATCGTAGGCTGTAGGCGGCTTGTCGAACTCACCGTCGCGCTTGAGACGGTGCACAGCACCTCTACGCGTGTACTCGCCGAAAGCCGCGACCTGCTGAGCGATGAACGCAGCTTCGAACTGCTCGCGCATCTTGTTGGTGTCCATCAGTGCTTCTCCTCGAGCTTGTTCATCAGCCAGGCGGTGGGGATGGCGGCCAGCAGGATCGACGGGCCTGCCATGATTGCCAGCTTCGCGGGCCACGACAGATCCAGTGACACGGCAAACCTGACCCACAGGGTGACGGCCGCAGATGCCGCGATGATCACGGTCGGTGCCAGCACGATCATCAGCACGGCTTTGAGGTAGGCACGCATCACACCCCCTCCCCGGCCGGCTGCCCGGCGCGCTTGATGTTCAACTTGGCCAGCAGGTGTGCACGGCACGCGGCGGCGCTCGACGGGATCTGCTGGAGGTCCAGCAGGCGGGCCTGCCGTTGGCCTGCATACTCGTCGGCCAGCTCGATCAGGCTCTTCTGGCTGTCGTGGCCGATGCCGGCGGCGATATCGCCCAAGGGCTCGCCGGCCACCAGCATGCGGATGGTGATGTCGTAGGCCCGGGCGAACACCTTCTCGGCTCGCTCGACCTCCATCGAGCCCAGGTTCTGCGCCTCGCACTGCAGGGCCGCATGACGCACCGCTGCGTGCGTCCAGTGGCGTGCACCTGCCCTGCTGGGGTGGAAGTTCTCCAGCGCTTCTGCCAGGGCCCGCGCAAGGGGCGGAATGCCCATCTCTTCCGGGGTCGGCTGGCATAGCTTGATGAACTTGCCGCTGCTCGGAGCGAAGTCGGTACCCAGCAACCGGCATTTCTGTATGCCGAAGCGGATCTGCTCCAGGGTGTTGATGCCAGCCGCGGCGAAGGACTTGATCCAGCTGCGCTTGGCGGCCATCAGTGCGTCGTCATCAGGCCAAGCCTGCTTCCACGCAGGGAAGATGGCCTGCAGCTCCAGAAACAAAGCGTTGACCACCTTGGTGGTGCGCTGGTCCAGCTGCTTGGCCGGGGCCTGCACCTCGGCTGGTACGTTCTTGGTCGCCGCCATGATCTGCGTGACGCTTCGCAGTTTCGACTGTGCACTCATAGGTCACCCAAGTCGTCAGCCCAAGAGGTGTCGCTGAAATCCGGGCCGTTGGCCTGACGACGTGGCGGGAACTGATGCACGTTGCCTGCAGGCGGCAGTTCGTCATCCCAGCGCTTGCCGTTCAGCCAGGTAGCCGGGTGCGGGATGAACTGGCCGCCATCCTTGGTCCAGTCGAAGGACACGCTCCAGGCTGCCAGCGACGTAGCCATACGGTCGAACAGGTCGGCGTCAACCTTGAGCTTCGCCCAAGCCTTCTCGGCGTTGGCCTTGCCCACTTTGCGCGGGAACAGCTTCCAGAAATGAGCGAACAGGTCAGCGTCATCGCCAGATGACGAAGTCTTTTGATCTTGTTCTTTATCTTCTCTTCTCTTCTCTTCTCTGGTCCGCGTTTTGTCCGCATCACTTGCGGACGAATTGCGGACAGAATTCGCCTTCCGCGACTCGCGTTTGCGCTCGCTGTCATTCGCGCGGCGCTTGGCGCTAGCCCCGTTGTGCTCGTCAAAGCGAGGCATGACAAGGCTTCCATCCTCATCGATGTCAGCCCACTCAACGTCGATCATGGCCTGCGTGAAACCTGGCCATCCGATCACCGCATCCATAGCATCAGGGGTATAACCATGCAGCACACCGTCAGCGGAATGGGTGTCGAAGATGCTCCAGGCGACATGCAGTCCGCCAATCACCCGCAGTCTGTCCGCACGCAATGCGGACACCATGCGGAAAACTTTCGGATGGGTCTGAAGGTCCACGCGCATTTTGATCCAGTCTCCGGCCATTACACACGCCCTACGCCGACCAAACCGGCGAGCTCAAGGAAGCGATCCACGTACCAATGCGGCTGCGTTTCGCGAGGGGATTGAGGGCTGGTCAGGTTCTTGCCGTAGCGCAGCCCCTTGTCAGTGATCGCCCAGAAGGTGACCATCTCCTGCTTCGAGTTCTTGCGCTGCATCACCTTGATGAGGCCGGCTTGCTGCAGCGCCTTGTTGAAGGACGCTGGCGACATGCGGATGCTGTGGTCTTTCAGCAAAGAGGTCAGGGCCTTGGTCGGCAGCGAGCTACCGCCGATTGCGTCTGGCGGAGCGTCCACGGCATAGCTGGGCAGGAATTTCGGATCGAGTCCGTTGTTCTCGGCGATTTTGGTCAGCATCTGCATCTGGCAGGAGGCAGCGGGCTTCAGCAGGCGCGTGAAGCACTCCATGATGGCGATCTCGCCAATCACCTTGGTGCCGTTTGCCATAACTGCCTGACGAGCCTCGGACTGCCCTTCCAGTTCACGCCAGCGGCGGATCACCTTCATGCGAAGTGCTGGGCTGTAGCCAGTCAGCAGGCAGTCGGTGTGCTCACGGTCTAGCAGCAACTCCACCTGCTCCCGGTTCTGCCCGTCTAGATAGATGTGCTCAAAACTGAGCGCATCTTCTTTCAGGTCATCGAGCATGGAGAGGATGTCGCGCTTCACGTTGTTGTGACGCTTTCCAGTGAGGTTGGCGATCTCGCGGGAGGACATCGTGCGCGCCACAGAATTGTGGTTTGCATTTTGTGGCGCGCCCGTTGAGAGGGCCTGTACACTTTGGGTCTGCATATGCATAATTCCCCTACAGAGTTTTGTATTGCAGAGAGCCGGGCCGCGAACCCGGCTTTTTTGTCTCTGCGATTTGGCGTCCCTTATGAGGGACTGGCGCCCGGGTCCCTAATTAGGGATCGGACGGTTACCTCGGCGCCGCGAACGGCACCACGTTGTTGCTCTTGGGCTTGCCCCTCATCGAGAGGAAGCGGGTGGCCATGCCGACGATCTGCGATGCAAGTTCGTCGGGAGTAAGGCCGGCCTCCTCCGCCCAGGCTTCCAGCTCCTGGAAGTCGGAACGGCGGAACTGCTCGACCTTTACGTCGTGCTGTACTGCTTCGTTTGCAGGCGACATTCGTCCTCCCCTGGACCTATTCAGGCCCTGGCCTTCTTCTCGTTGATCAGCGGCAGGTGGCCGTGCTCTTTCTTGAACGCCAGCGCGGCCAGGATGATTTCCCGGGCCAGCACGCTGTGCTGCGCCTTGAGCTCCAGGGCGTATCCCTTCAGCTCGTTGAAGTCCTCGTCATCCAAGCGGACCTTGACCTGGTGGTCGTGGCGGTGAGCTTTGTCGTCGTAGGCCATCGGGTGTCCCCTGCGCGCTGGGTAAATCGATCGGGCTTATCAGTTACGCGTCAGGGCCGGTTCAGGCCCTGCGATGGAACGGTGTTACCGGTCCCCGCGGGTTACGGGGTTTGGTTCGGCTGGCCAGTTCTTTCCGGATCAGCTCGGCTGCGAGCGCATCAGGGCTTACACCCCTCCGTTCTGCTTCTCGCTCCAGCTGCTCCATCAGTCCCTGGTCCAGTCCGATTTCTTCAATCGGCATGGGGCCTCCTACGGGCCTTCAGGCCACGTGCTGATCGCCGGTATTCTCCGAAGACAGGGCGGCCAGCTGAGCTTCCAGCAGCTCACGGCAGAGCACAGCGCGCTGAGTGCGATGGAATTTCGCCAGCGCCTGGATCAGTTCAAACGTGTCCTCATCGACCCGGACCTTGATCTCGCGGTCATGCAGGTGCTTGGGATTGGCGTACATGCGGGGATTGCTCCTTGCTATGGAAATGGGTTAAGCCGCGCCCTTCAGCGCTTTGCGTGCAAACGGGATGAGGTCTGGGCGAAGACCGGCGATGGTGATTTCGCCGTCGGATGCGTCCTGCAGGCGCTCAGCAAGATCAACAGAGGCCTTCCGATGACCACCTGCGAGCTGCCAGAGATGGCCAACAGTGGTCTTCGCCTCAGCAGCTACGTCCCGCCGGCGATCATTGGTGGCGGTGGCCAACCATTCACGGAGGTGATCATTCATGTGGGTTCTCCTTACACATATGGCGGAATTTAGCTCATGGCTAATGCTTGAGCAAGGAGAATTTAGCTTTGCGCACATTTAGCACTGAGCTAAACGCTGGCATTCTTCGCACCATGGATATCTACGAAATTCG